AGTCCTTGTTTTGGAGTGAAGATGATTGCGTAATTCAGTATCACCCACCTAAAAGCGACTATGTGAACAATCACCAGTATTGCTTACACATGTGGCGACCAATAGAACAATCGTTACCTACTCCACCAAGTTTTATGGTTGGTAAGGCAGGTGCAGCATGAACGAATTACTACAACAAAGAATCGAATCTGTGCAAGCGGGTCGGAATATAACTCATGCTCAGATTGAAGCTAAGCGCAATCTACGTGAGCAACTTGATAGTGATCTTGAGGCTTTCTTAAAAAATGGCGGAAAGGTGGAGACTTTGCCACGCGGTTATTCGGGATTAAGCGATGAGCTTAAACCAACTCAAAAAATGCGATCAATCATGTCCGCATCGGTTGCTCAAGCTAGAGCATTGAGTAGCAACCCAAGTGTGATTGCTTGGAGAGAGGCGAAAGAAAAAGGCTTAAAACACTTTCACGGAACAGCGTGCGTCACTTGTGGTTCAACGCTTCGGTATACAAGCACAAGAAGCTGTTTCTCATGCAACAAGGCTTCATCACTACGCAGAGCAGAGCGCATAAGAAAGGAGCGTCAAGCATGAACTTAATCGAGAAAACAGAATTAAAGGAATGTGACCATGATTGGGAAAATATTTCCACCGTTGATAGTGTTGAGCGCCAGTTGATTTGTACCTATTGCTCAGAACAAAAATCAGAGCCTTTTGAGATAAATGTGCAGCGGTGGTCGGATGAGGAAACTGACCATTGCACGGACATCCGTAACCACATTAGCCCGAATACGAAGGTGATTGAACAATGAAAGCAGGCGACCGCGTAAAAGTAGATTTTATTGGTGAATCCGCAACGATTTATTCAGGCAAACGCTTCACTGGGTACGGTGTATTAGACCGAGTTGAAGATGGTCGGGTATTTGGGCGCTTAGATGATGGAACGCCTTTCATGTGTTTGTGTGCTGATGTGGAGGTGGTTGAGTGATGAGTGAATTTAAGCCGTGCCCAGTTTGCCAAGAGCAGTTAGATCAATGCCTATCTTGTGCTTCTTATGTTGTGGATGATGAACGCATTTACTACGAGAAGTTGAAGGATTTTGGCGCCACTAAAGATCATGAAATTCGATTTATTAATCGCATTCAAAAGCATCGCGTAACAGCATTTTTTCACAATGGAAAACTGTATATACCAAGTCGTCAAGGTAGATCGGTTCCTTTAGCTATTGGTTTGCAATGGGATGCATGGCAAGAACAACAAGCCATCATCGACGACCTAAAAGCCCAACTCAACAACATGGAGGCTTCTTATATCGAGAAGAAGAAGGTTGAGGAGTTGCAGGGTCGGATTGATGAAGCGCTTGAAGATTTGGAATACCCAACTGCGCCTTGGGATGAAACTATCGCCTCAGTGGTTAAGGTTCTGCGAGGTGACAATGACTAATCTCCGTATCACCGCAGCACAGGCACGAAAAGCAGGTATTGGCCCTCGATTTGGCGCAACAGCCAAGTCGGGGAAAAAGAAATCCAATCCAGATCCAATGCCAAAGGTTCCAGCTCATCTGGTCGAAGGAAAAGGGTTTGGTGTGATGAATGATGAATTGCTCTGGTGTGAGGTTTTAATCACACCTCCTTCGGTGAATCACTACTGGATTCGTGGGGCGAACAAGACCAATCGATTAAGTAAGCGTGCAATCCACTTTATTGATGTTATGAAGCGTTTTATTGAGCCAGCGGGGTATCAGGGCAGAGTTCGAGTAAAGATCGAATACGCGCCACCTGATGCGAAAATACGCGACATCGATAACATCGTAAAGCCTTGCTTTGATGCTTTGTCAAAAGGTGGGTTGATTCTGGATGATTCTCAGGTGGATGAATTGCTTGTAAAGCGGTTGCCATCAGAAAAAGGTGGGAAGTTGATTATTCAAGTTGAAAAGTTAAGGGTTTAAGAGGGAATAGGGATGAATGCGATGGTGAAGGTTCAAAATATTATGCAGGCGGTTGATTGGTCGAAATACTCACTGGAGGAGTGGCTTTATCAATTTGGCGCATGGATGAATAGCGTATCTGGTGTGTGCGGTAGTAGCGTCAATCCGATTGCTGTTGCTATGGATCAGGCGGTTGTTAAGCAGAAGCTTGCAAAGCTGACCGAGCAGCAAAAGAAGGAAATTATTGCGGCTCACTTTCTTGATAACGAAAAGCCCAAGCTCACACGAAGCAACATTACTTGTCTGATTGATGACAATGAAGCGCGAGCAGTACAGCGTTTAATTCTGGATATGCAGGGCCAAAGTGAAATCATGGACGAGTGGATGGATGCGATTATCTGCCGCTATTTTTATGGCAATTCATGGTCGCAGATGTGCAATGAAAATCGTACAGGTGTGGATGCAAAGTTTGATGTGAAATGTGGTCTAGCTGCATTACATTGTCGATATGGATTTATTGCATACGAAAAGTGAATAGTATTTGACCTTGATCAAGGCAAATGCTAAATTCATGGTATAGTGGTGCGAAGTGTAAGTAAGTCGCACTACTGATAGAAGGCTCATCGAAAGGTGGGCTTTTTTAATGCCTGTGAAAAGGCAACCTAGCCTACTGGAGTGCTGACCAGTGGAACATGCCATCGAGTAAACTTCCCTTTGTGGGCTTGAACTAGGGAGTAGCGTCCCGACCTAAAGAGGATTGAAAGCAAGTAAAGCAGACCGTGCATGTTAGGTGTGTGTGATTGTGAGTAGCGGTAGATCAGTTGCCGAGCTGGTCAATATCGTAATCTAAGGCAAGGGTGTGGCAGATCGCTACATCCTTTTTTAAGCGCCATTAGCTCAACTGGAAAGAGCATGGGTTTTCTATACCAATGGTTGTGGGTTCGAATCCTACATGGCGTGCCAGATTCTAAACCTTTCGAATTCGAAACCTTTAAAACTACAAATGTCGGACTGGGATTTAGCTCCACATATAGAACTCCACACATATAGAACTCCACACATAAGGAGATCCACATGCTCCAATTTATATTATGTTTATTCGGCCTGCATGGTGCGACTGAGATCGATTACACGGTTGATGATGAAGAAATCAAGGTGTGTCGGAATTGTTTGAAAGAAGTTGAATGAACCCTTGTCACTTCGGTGACATTCGCCGAACGGATTACGGCAAACAAGGCCCCTCGCATTCTAGATGTTGAGGGGTTTTTCTTTTCTTATTGGTGGTAGATATGCGATTAGGTCGAATGGTTGTTGCTGCAATGCTAGGTACGGCATTTGCGGAATACTCACGCTCATGTGGTGGTGATTGGGGCTCAATCTTGTGGGGTGAGCCACAATCAAACAAATCAAAGCCTAATCGTGTAAGTCAGGCAAAGAGACGCAAGTATAAGCGTCAAGGTCGGTGAATATGGACATCGTAGAAGCAAAACGGAATTTGGAATTACTAGGAAAGAACCGTAGCCGATTGATGAATTACAACCATTTGTTTTCAAGCTATGCATTTAAAGAGTCTTGCGGTGCTGAATTGCGCAAGATCAATAAACAGATTCATTGCATAGAAGAACAGTTAAATGCGCAATCCCAAAAGACTCGCAGCAATACGCACACTACCTTGCGTGAGGTGTGGTAATCCACATAGTCAGGCTGCTCATTCAAATTCAAGCCGTGACGGTAAAGGGCGCGGAATCAAGGCTGATGATAGTAAGACCATCCCCCTTTGTTTTAAATGCCATGCTGCATTCGACCGTTTTGAATTGGGTAATCGGGCGGAGAGTGAAGCCATGTTTGAGAAGTGGTTGGTGAGAGTGAATCGGATGTTGAATCAAACAGACAAAAAGATTTTTTAACTGAGCCAGATGGCTCTTTTTTTTGTGAGAAGAAAATGGAAAACCAGCATCAAAAAATTAAAGGCTATCGCGATCTAACCCAAGAAGAAATTGACTTGATGAATCGCATTAAAGAGAAAGGTTCTGAACTGCTTGCTTTGCAGGATGAATTGGCTAATCGCTTGAATACGGATTTTGAAGTTAAGCAGGTTGCGGCGCGAAATTCTCAGTTGGCTCCTAATGATTTTGCAAGTCCTGAGTGTCAAGAGTTTGAGCGATTTAAAGCAGCTCAACCACAACGATGGGCCGCAATTGGTAAGACTGATATTCAAACTGGAATCATGGCTTTGGTACGTGCGGTAGCACAACCAACCAACTGTTGATATTAGACGTTCCCACACAGGCAAAGCATGGCTTGAAATTAACCTGAAAGCATTTTAAGCTATTATTTCTGACAGCCAGATATAACATGTGGTATGTAGTGTTTTTCTGCAAAGCCTATCATTAATTTGATGGGCTTTTTTATTGGAGTAAGAAATGCAAAAAACTACTCCAAAACTCGAACCCGCATGCTTTGTTATTAAATCGTTTGAAGAAGTGGGACGCGCCATTGCTTATATGCACAGGCATCATGCGAATGCCCTGAGTGATGGTAAGCCATTGGTGGTGCGGATTGACCAAAAAGCCGATCAAAGGTCAGCAGCCCAAAACAGATTATTTTACATGTGGATGAGTGAGCTGCAAAGAAAGACAGGGCAAAGTGAGGACTCGCTTAAGTTCTTTTTTAAGAAAAAGTTCCTCGCAAAAATCTATGTTCGAGATATTCAGGATATGGCTGAAAAGTATGAGTCAATCCGGTATTTAAAATCTGTATTAGATCGCATGGATGATGGCGACCCTGAGAAAGCAAAAGGGATGGCTCACTACGAAAATATCGTAACCATGTTCATTCTTCGCTATGTGAGCACAACACTTGCCAATGTAAAGCAGTTCACTGAATTTCTAAACAACATACATGACTATGCCACGGTTAGATTGAATGTCTATTTAACCATCCCAGATGACTTGAAGTGGTGTTATGAAAATATGCCTTGAGGTTGATTATGGCTAAAAATACTAACGTCGGTCGTCCTTCAAGGTATAAGGAAGAATACTGTATTCAAGCCTATAAGCTTTGTTTGCTTGGCTCGACTGATAAGCAAATGGCGGACTTCTTTGGTGTGGCTGAGTCAACAATCAACAAGTGGAAAATTGATCATCCTGAATTTTCGGAGTCCATAAAAAAGGGCAAAGATATTGCTGACATGGAGATTGCAAATTCACTGTTTGAGCGAGCTAAGGGCGCAAAGGTTAAGAAGAAGCAAGCCATCAAGTTAAAACGTGTTGAGTACAACATGGGAAGGCGTGTTCTGGAAGAAGAGCGGATTGAAATTGTGGATGTGGAAGAAGAATTACCACCAGATACAACATCAGCTATTTTCTGGCTTAAGAATCGAAACCCTGACCAATGGCGTGATAAACAGCAGCATGAACACACAATGGAAATCAAATCACTATCTGACCTGATGGATGAACTTAGCAGTGATTAATAAGGAGGGCATATGCTTAAACCTGAGCATAGAGCAAAACTTATTGACCAACATTTCCGTTTAAATAATCTCTACTACATCACTGATAAGAACGGCAAGCAAGTCAAGTTTAAGATGACACTTGAGCAGCTTGAATACTTTGAGAATGAGTGGTCGAGAAACATCATCCTAAAAGCGCGTCAGCTCGGCTTTACGACTGAGATGTGCATCATTCAATTGGATGCTGCATTGTTCATGTCTGATAAGTGTGCTTTGATTGCACACACATTGCATGACGCTAAACGCCTGTTTCGGGAAAAGGTCAAATACGCTTATGAGAAGTTGCCGCATCCATTACGTGCAGCCAATCCATTAAGCATTGAAACCAAGGAGGAGCTTGTGTTCTCCAAAGGTGGATCGGTCACAGTCAGTACGTCATTCCGTGGTGGAACGCTAAAGCGGTTGCATATTTCCGAGTTCGGTAAGATCTGTGCGAAATACCCGGATAAGGCCCGTGAGATTGTCACTGGTGCTTTTGAGGCGGTTGGCTTGGGTGGAAAGATTACCCTTGAATCTACTGCCGAAGGTAAGTCAGGTTATTTTTACGACTATTGCCAGACCGCTGAGAAGTTGCAACTGCAAGGCAGAACGCTTGGCATCCTAGACTGGAAGTTCTTTTTCTTTTCATGGTGGAAGAATCATGATTATGCCTTGCCAGTTACAGCTGAGATTCCGCAGCGCCTAAAAGACTACTTTGCAGAGCTAAAAGCCAAATACAACATCCATACCACACCAGAGCAGCAGCAATGGTACTGGCAGAAAGAGAAAACGCTTGGTGAAGATACTAAGCGTGAGTATCCATCTATTCCGTCTGAAGCATTTGCTCAATCGGTAGAAGGTGCTTATTACAAGAAGCAGTTCAAATTCTTGTACGAGAATGGCCGTATTGGTCAATTACCTGATAATTCTCATTTGGATGTGATGACCTTTTGGGATTTAGGTGTATCGGATTCCATGGTGATCTGGTTCATTCGCAAGATTGGTGAAGACCGCTATCAAGTGATTGATTACTACGAAAACTCAGGTGAAGGCATGCGTCATTACTTCAAAGTTCTGAAAGATCGTGGTTATAACTACTCAGCGCATTACGCTCCACACGATATTCAAAACCGTTCATTGATGAACGATGGTAAATCTCGTCTTGATATTGCTAAAGAGGGTTATGAGATTGACGGGGTGAAATATTCAGTTCGTTTCCAAGTGGTTCCTAATATTGGAATCATGGATGGCATTGAATTGGCCCGTGAAATCCTACCTCGATGCGAGTTTGATGAAACCAAGTGCGGGGAAGGTATTTCCCATTTGGAAAACTACCGCAAAGAGTGGGATGACAAGAAAGGCTGCTGGAAGGATAAACCCCTGCATGACCATACTTCGCATGGTGCCGATGGTTTTAGATATTTTGCTGTGGCGATGTCGAAGAAGATTCAACCAAAAACTATTTCATTAAGCACGGTGTACTAAATGGCAGTCAATTCAAAACATCCTAAATATGCTGAATTTGAAGGCCGCTGGAAGGTCGTTCACGATCTATGTGATGGTGCAAATGCAGTGAAGAAGGCAGGTGCTTTATATCTGCCTGAAATCAATGTGAGCAAAGATCAGCGTGAGAATGATTTACGTAATAAGGCTTATCGTGATCGTGCTGTGTTGTATGAAATCACCAAAGACACCAAACAGGAATTGATCGGTATTGCCTTCTCAGAAGATCCGAACTTTGATCCTGATGGTATGGACTTCCTGAAATACAATGCTGATGGCACAGGCAAGTCTTATTATCACTTAATGCAAAGTGCTTTGGGTGGATTGCTTGATGCTGGCCGTGGTGGACTCTTTGTGGATTATCCGCAGACAGATGGTGCGACTTCGGTTGCTGAGGTTGAACGTTTAGGCATTCTGCCGACTGTGGTGCATTACAAAACTTTAAGCATTATCAACTGGGGTGTGCGTAAGGTTGGTGCTCACTTTAAGACAGCTTTGGTAGTCCTTGCTGAGAAGGATTCTATTGTGGATCCGAATGACGAGTTTAGCCTAAAAGAGATTCAGCTTTATCGGGTATTGCGACTGGACCAGAACGGTGAGTATTGTGTTCAGATTTATTCTGATCGCACCGGTACCTTGCAGGCTGATAGCGAGCCGTATTATCCAACTGACGCAAATGGTGTCAAGTGGAATGAGATTCCATTTATCCCGCTTGGATCGGTGGCCAATGATTGGGAAATCGACAATATCCCGCTTGAGTCGCTGGCTTTAATGAATATTGCGCACTATCACAACTCGGCTGAGTACGAGAACAGTGTGTTCCTTTGTGGTCAGATTCAACCAGTGATGACTGGTCTTGATACTGATTGGCGCGACTGGTTGCAAGAGCATGGTGTGATGCTTGGTTCTACAACACCTTTAATGCTTCCTACGGGTGCGACATTCACCTTTGCTCAGGCAGAGGAGCAGATGATTGCCAAAGAGGCAATGGAAGCCAAAGAGAAGCACATGAAAGCTTTAGGTGCAAAACTACTTGAGGAAAATCAGGTGGTGAAAACTGCAACCGAATCCAACAATGAGTCCATGGCGAAATACTCTGTGTTGTCCTTGTGTGTGGCGAACCTCAACGAAGCCTCTGAAATTGTCTTGCGCTGGTGTGCCAAGTACTTCGGTTCTGGTGATAAAGCCAAGTTCACAATTAAGCAAGACTTTGCTAAAGGTAAGCTGTCACTGGATTCACTGAAGTTCTATAACGAGCTGGTGCAGCAGGGCAAATTGAGCCGTGAAACTTTCCATACAATTCGCACGACCGGCAAAGTTCCTGAGATTGATTATGAGGAAGAAGAACAGCGTATTGAGGGAGATAACGCAGGTGCTTTTTCTAACATTCCTAAAGTAGATAATGTATAATTATTAAGCGGATAGGGTCGCTCCCGAAAGGCATTTGACCTGAATGCTTTCCGCCTTCGATTTCAGGTATTGCAGAGGTGTAATATGCTAGAAGAAATATATAAAAGAGTTGGTGAATATAAAGATAAGTATCGGTCGGATCCAGATATTCTTTGCGCAGATCAAGAAACTCTTGAAAAGATAATAAAAGAGATCCCCCGACTGAAAAACTCAATCGACTTAACGGAAGTTTATCCAGATATTTTTAACATGAAAGTTATTGTCACGATTGATGATGGTTATGGGTATCAACTTTTTAATAAATCAGACCTGGACAAAGCGATTCAAAAATACGACAGCCTCCTTTACCCGGAAAAATTGGTGAGAATTCGTAAATTTATTTTTACGGCTAATCAAAAGGTAAATACAAACCCAAGTGCAAAGTGTCTAGGGGAGACGAAAAGTGAATGGCTGGACATTCCTCAGTGTGTGATTGGAGCCTACAAAAGGTTTCTGAAAAGTTAAAAACAAGCCTCTTAAAGAGGCTTTTTTAATGGGCGTAAATCATGAACGACCAAATAGCACAGAAAGCAATACTTAATGCTTTGAGCCAACATTCAGCCTATAGCTATCGAGCATCGACCCAAGCTGTAAATGAAGTTTTAAGCCGATTTTACGGCCTGTCTAATAAGATGGTATCAGAGCTAAGGGA